CTTCATCTGATTTCTTTTTAGCATCCTTAGTTTCTTTGTCATCTTCCTCTTTTAGCTTCGGCATAGGATCAGCTGCGCCTTGACTTTTTTGAGGAGCTTGACCAGAAACTTGATTAACTTTTTTAGTTGCGTCAGGATTGCTGTCTGTATTTTTGACTACAGCTGGACCTAAATCTTCTGCCTCATTCGACAGGTGAGTTGGCTCAGCCGCTACAGCATTCTTTTTAGGAGCATCTGCAACTGTAGCTTCCGCCACTGCTTCTGCTTCTAACGCCTCTAATTTTTTAGCTTCTGTATCGGCCATTGAGAAATCTCCCTTTTAATTGTAAAAAAAAGTAATTAATTTTTCTTTCTTATTGATATTTATAACTTTAAAGTTTTCTAAGAAAGTCTGCGAACACTTTTACTTTAGCTTCTGCTAATGCGTGGCGTTTTGCAACTTCTATTTCTTTCTTCCAAGCGTCAATATCTTTTTCAATTAACACTCCATTGTCCCACACCCACTCTTTTGATTCCATAATGCCTTCTACGAAAGCGTCTGGAGCGCTTGGGTCTGCAACAATATCAGCGGCGGTTGCCAAGTAAAAGTCATCTTTTACATAGTTAGCGCCATTCTTTTGTACCAAGGAACCCATACCTCGACTAGATACTCCTAATTGAGCACCTTCGTCAATAAGACCTTTTACAATCTTACCATATGGTGTATCCATGATTTTCGCTTCACCGATAAAGTTCTTACCATCCGGCGTAAGCGACTTAATCATGTGCGAAACTCTTTCTAAATTGACAGTTGGTCCGTCAGGATGTCCTAACTCACCAAATGCTCTGTTTTTGTCAATGAATTCTTTTGTATATCTTTTTACTTCTTTATCTAAAACTGCGTATTCATAGATACGGCCATTTCTATTCTTAATGTCCGATTGCAAAAAGACGCCTCTAATCTTGTATTCTTTTTTACCATTATTCTCTTCTACAAGATATTCTGCGTTTGAAATTTCTTCAGAAATTAACTTCATGTTTCTCTCTCTTTATTTGTACCTAATATTTATACAACTTTTTACCTAAACTCTATAATAATTGTGTAATTATCGCCTAAAGCAAAGTTTCTGGTTGATAGTAATACATCTCCAGTAGGTGTTGACGCATTGTTTGTTAACTCGTCACCAGCATCTCTAAAGTCCCAATAACCATTACCAGACAATAAAAGAGCAGTTGCGTTAATAGTTCCACCCCATAAAATCTCAACTGCCGATTTAGTATTAGTTGTATTGACAGAATACCATACCTTACTAATCTTTCTATTACCGTCTTCGGTCATAAAAGTAGTAGCTGATGCATCTACCTTTGTAACTAAGGACTCGCCTGTGCCGTCTGAATAGTTAGTTAGTTTTACAACATACTTAACGCCTGTTGTATCTACAATTGTTTGTGTTGATACTGTATCTGCCATTTCTTATCCTATATGTCCTGAGGTACTGTCATAGAAAGTTTTTGAGAGTTCACCTCTTTCGGTAGTTTCTCCTGCTTTTCTAGTTCTAATATAAACTTGTACTGTGCCACCAACATCTGGTTTCTTATACCACCAGAAATAGTTGAGTTTGCACCGTCAGCTGAATCCGGATATGTGTCGCTGATAGTAGCAGCGTTATCATACTCCCAAACTCCGTCTGAACCTGGAACAGTTACCCATGCCATTTGTTTACTTTACTCCTAATTGTGCGTCAACTTCGTTATCAATGTAGTTGTACAACACATCTGTTTTAATGTTATGAAACTCAGCAGTTTTCTCAATAGCATTTTCTACTCTATCAATACAACTGCCTTCTTCGTTTTCATATATTTTAAAAAAGTCAGTCACTACCTCCTTGTGTAAAGGTGGTAATGTATTAAATGTCTTAGTGTCAATATTGTTTGACATTAAGTTACTGAGTTGCATCAGCAGGTGCCTCAGCCTCATTTGGCGTAAACTCAATTTGTTGACCTTTGTCATCAAAGATAGCGTCTGTTCTATCATTTGGTCCAGTATATTCTGGTTTAGGGTCACTAATTGATTGTTCAACATTGCCAGTAAAAATATTTTTTGCAATATCAACTCTAGCTGCATCTAAAGAAGATGCTACTTTATCTCTTAATGCATCTTTAAATGCTTCGCCAGCATCTGCATTATTTCCATTTGCCAAATCATCAACAAATTTTTTTACATGTTCACTCATAATTTTCTCCTAATTAAATTGAACCTGGTTCATTACTTGGAGCCGCAATGATACCATCTTCAACTTCTTGTTTAATCTGTGCGTCAATATCTTCAATATCTCTTTGAGATTGCTTCAACACATTCTTTCTGATATATTCTACTGAATAATATTTACCAACATAATCTCTCATTGCATCTGCAATTCTAATTCTTTCAAGTAACATTTCACTTTCTTTTAATTCAGCAAAATGTCCGTCTTGTAAGAAATCATATTGTAAAGTATCTCTAACGATATGCCAATCTGTATCAGCAATAACTTTCTTTAAGACCAATTGAGTTCTTAAAATGTCGTTAAATAACTCAGTAAATTTTTTTCTTAATCTTTGAACAAATTTAGTAAACTTTAATTCATCTCTTGTAATTTCAGTAGAACGGCCAAGATTGAAACCTTGTGAACCTTCTAATCTACTTACTGGTACATTTAGAGAACGATAAAGTTTTGCTCTAAAGTATTCAATGTCTGCAATCTCACCTAAGTTTTGACCGCCTGGTAAAGTAGTAATGTCAGTACCTCTACCACCTTCTCTACTTGGTAACCAAAAGTCCTCAAGCATAGACATGTAGTTTCTGTCATCTCTAATTTCACCTGTGTTCGCATCATAAACTAATTTGTTACGATACTTGGCCATAACATCTCTAAGATATTGTTCAGCCTTAACTTTAGGTAAATTACCTACATCAATTTTAAATATTCTTCTTTCTGGTGCCCTTGCAATTCTGTAAATAACAGTTGCGTCTTCAATCATTCTTAATTGATTGACAGGTTTAATTGCCTTATGTAAATAAGACAACACCATATTTTTGTTCTGGTCAATTAAACCAGATGGAGTAAAAGCAATTGCATCTATAGCAATCTTAATACCAGCTGTTGTAGAGTTTGTAACTCCTTTTTCATTGAATAGGAAATATTCTTCCCATTCATCAGCCATATTAGCACCAACTGGTGCAAAAGTGCCGTCTGGTCTTCTCTTTCTTAACTCTCTAATCTTTTTGATTTTACGAGGGTCAATATATCTAAGTTCTGTGATACCTTTAACAGGCGAATTTCTATCAATAATTTTATGATAATAAACTCGGCCATCAACATACCATCTTCTAAAGATATCATGTCCTCTAGTATTAAAGTTTAATAGTCTTAATACTTCTTTGAATTCGTCTTCAATTTTTCTTCGTACATCTTTACCATAGGGTAAATTTTCCAGATTTAGTTTTACAGCATCTGCCATTTCATTACTAACAACTGCTTCGTTAATAATGTCCTCGATTGCCATATCACATTCTGGATGTAATGCGATTTCTCTATATCTTCGAATTAAGTCCGCCTCAGTCTTGGCCGTTCCTTCCATGTCAAGGAATTGACCATAGTAACCACCGGCGGCGATGGTTTGTGTACCATCATCCGCCTGTGGTGCTGTGAAGCTTTGTCTTGGATCCTGAGTAGGTTTAATCCTAGTTATAGAAAATCCAAATAAATCAGCCATAATTTAGTTCCTCTTTATTATACTTATCCAGTATATTAAGTAGTAGTATTTGTTTCAAAATACTGATAAGCAAAAGTAACAGCAAATTCTTCAATCGCTGTTGCTTCGTCATATGTCAATTCAATCGGAGCAATTGTAGTAGGAAATACACCTCTAAGTGTGTATGACTTAATAGTTGCACCGTTTCTATCTAACTGGTCAACAAATGCGTCAACTTGATAATCAGCAGGATTTGTTAATCCTTCGTTATCTGTCATATTGTTGATACCATTTGACCATCTCTCAAACGCATTTCTTAGTTTGAAATTTGTGTCATTTAGTACAGTAATTGACCAATCTTCGATTGTTCTATCACCAGCAATCTTAATAGAACGACCTCTAAAAGGTACATTAAAACTAGGTACAGTCATACCTGGTAATGATGTTGCTCTACATAAGAATGCTAAGTCTTCTATTTCTCCGCCAACTTGTGCGTAACCAGGAAAAGGCATAGTTACCTTAAACTGGTTGGCTCTAGCGCCGCCGCCTGCAAGTTTGGCTTTAAAGTCGTTAATATTTGGCATTTTTATTTTCTCCTTTTATTAACCACCAGCCACTTCGTCAAACGAAACGCCAGTTCTAGTTGCGATAAATTGAAGAGTGATGAAGTTAATGCTTCTAGCAGGTTTAATGAATATCTCTGCTATAAACTCATTTCTATCAATTACTTCGCCTGTGTTATTTGTTTCATCACAAACTACTAAGAAGTCTGTGATACCTCTTCGACCTTGTACCTCTCTAAGGAAAGGTTCTACAATGTTTCTAAAGTTCGCTCTTGTAAATTCATCATTGAATTCAAACAATTGGAATTTAGAAGCAGTTGCAATTGCTTTCTCTAGTACGATAAACAGTCTTCTAACATTTATTCTATCAAACGCTGATGGTGCTGATAGACCAGTTTTGTCACCGAATAACACAGTTCCTTGACCTGGGAAAGTAGCAACAGGATTAACTCTTGCTCTGTACAAGTCATCTCTTTGTGTCTTATTAGGGTTGTATGCAAGTTTAACTGCACCTCTAATAATACCTCGGTTTAAACCAGCTGGTGAGTACCATGCGTCTGCGATTAAGTCAGTTCTAGCCGCTAATCCTGCAATGTCACCGTTTAATGGCACAAATCTATATGTGTCATTATATCTATCGTACATATATTTGTATCCACTATCGAATACAACATATGAAGAAGAACGGATAGCATTGAAGTGATTTACGACATTGGTTGTTTGTGCAGCTGCACTTGAAACCCCAACTACATTATCACGGAGAGGAGAAGCAAATACGATTGCATCTTTTCTGTTTTCTGCGATTGTAATTAAGTTATCAATGTGTGTTGCTGTACATTTACCAGCAATAATTAGACCAACATCAACAGTTTCAGCATCTTCAAATTTTTCGTATGCTGTCAATCGTTGAGCGTCAGTTCTAGCTGAACCATTTGAACCTGCTTGAAGTGAAATATTACTTACTGCTGTCACATTTGTAAATGATGTAGTAGCAGGTTCCCCCCAGTTAGAACCAGATGAATTGTGGTCCATCCAGTAAATGTAATTCGATTTGTTTTGAATTACTGTAGGGTAGTAATTTGTGTCACCTTGTGAGCCTTTAGCGTCTGAAGCTTTTGATAAAGCAGCAAACACTTCTAAGACATCACCTTTAGTTCCTGTAATTGCACCATCTTCGTCAACTACAACAATGTGAAGTTCGTCATTTGAACCACCTTGTTGAGTAACATATGGTGAAGTACCTGGAGCTTTATTTACTAAGTCATAGAATTCCCAATATCTAGTTACTGTAGCACCGTTTGTTAGGGCTGCAAATAAACCAGAGGAATCTGAAGCAGTAAAATATTCAGGTTCGTCTTTTCGTTTGAAAGTAATATCGTTTGTTGATTTAGATAATACTTTATAATTATAATTGTCACCAAAATTGATGATATCACCAACATTAATTGATGTGCCATCATTTACAGTAACCGTTGTGTCGCCAACAGCCGTAGCTGCGTCACTAACAGTAATGCCTGAAGATTTATAGACTGTAGATGAAGGACATGTAGAAATTTTTAAACTATTTCCCCACGCACCTGCTGTCTTAGCAGCCCATAAACCAACAGAAGCTGAACCGTTAGCATAGTTGTTAACATAGTCGGTCAAGTTTTTGATAACAAATGTACTACCGTTTTCGGTAGCATTTGATACAGATGAATTCTGTACTCGGACAACTCTTAGAGCATTAGAATATGCTAGGAAGTTAGCAGCTGAGAAAAAATCCTCATAGTTGCTTGCGTCTGGTTTACCAAACACACTTACTAATTCTTGCTCACTAGAAATAGTCGTAATCTCATCAATAGGGCCTTTTCTGAATTCGCCAGCAAAAGCACCGATTGAAGTTGATACGGCAGGAATAATTCTAGTTAAGTCTTTTTCCTGTACGAGAACACCCGGTGATACTTGAAATGCCATTTAGGTTTCTCCTTTAATTAGCTAATTAAACAATTTTTCAT